TCAGCTTGCTCAGCTGTCAGCTTTTTGCCTTCTTCAAGCAATTCGCTAATTTTTTGTTCGATAGACATTCGATATCTCCTATGAATTTCTAATTGAGATCCCTCAATACTATTATTTATGTTTATTTAATTTTCTGTAAAAAAGATTGGAAAGCATGTAGTTTAGCTTCCTCTAACTGAAGACTATTAGCCCTTCTGATTGTAGATTTAACAGCTTCAATGTCCTTTTCCACGAATTTACCATCAACGAATACCCACTCCTTGGATTCCATTACACCTTCTACGAAAGCATCGGGAGCGGAGGGATCTGCAACAATGTCTGCGGCAGTAGCAAGGACAAAATCGTTTGAGACCATAGTTACGCCATCTTTACCAGTGACGAGTGATCCCATACCTCTAGATGAAACACCAATGGAAGCACCTTCGTCTAAAAGATTCTTGACGATTTTTCCATATGGCGTATCCATAATTTTCGCTTTTCCAACAAAGTTATCACCATCTCTCTTCAGTTCTTTAATCATATGAGAGACACGATCAAGATTGATGGTAGGTGAGTCTGGGTGACCTAACTCGCCGAAAGCACGATTCTTTTGAATGTATTGTTCGTTGTAACGAGCGACTTCCTTATCAAGAACTTCTGCAGGATACATCCGCTTGTTTCTGTTTGTGATATTCGCCTGAAGAAAAACACCTTTGATATAATGCTCTTTGCCTTTACCTAGTGATTCTTCAGTAACGAATTCGACCGATTCTGTTAGTTCTTTGATAAGTCTCATCGTTTAATCCTTATGAACCTGCGGTAGTAGTGTTATCGTAAATACCGAACTGCTCTGGTTCAATCTTAGATGAATAACCGTCTACCTTTTTAAGTCTTAACCAACACTCAACTTGAGCACCAGAAGCTGTCACGACAATGTCTTGATCGTTTTCAATTGAATCAGGAATCATATCTTGTCCAGTGAAATCGATATTGCCATTGGTATCAGCGAGTAGCGTCATAATGACGACTGAATTTCTTGTGATAGTAATAACACCACCTGCAGCCCCAGAGTAGGTAACTCCAGCAATGTTAACCCTTTGTGTTCCAGAAGCAACTTGAGTAGCAGGAACCAAATCCACATCCAAATCAATTGTAGCAGATGGAGTAGTAGCAGGAGTTCCAGCAACCTTAACGACTGCCTCTAAATTTGTATTCTTTAAGACTGTTTTTGTTACTGGCATTTTATTCCTCTACAATCTCTTCTAGAACATGCATGAAATTTTCTTTACTCTCACGCATGTAATCAACGATTTCTTTTTTATTTTCTAATAAATTATTTAGGATCTTTTGCATCTTATTTGTAATTACGACTGTAGAACCATCAGAGAGTTTATAGTCTAATCTACCTTCAACAACCCTATCGAATTTATTTAGAGATTTAATTTTAGAAACCACTGGATCAACTGTAAAGAGTTTGGAGGAAACGAGTTCTTTATATGATTCGATAAGCGTATCAGTTACTCTTATATCGTGGTATTCTTTAATAATTTCTGCTACTGGAATATTCTCGTATACTTCGGAAACAATTTTATTATCAATCTTTTCAGATAGTTGAAGTGTCTTACAATATTCTTTCGCTTCCTCCAAACAGTCGAAGTTTTGATCAACTTCAACTCCTTCAATAGTAAGTTTTCCGTCTTGAAAATGAGCAGTCTTTCCAAAAGAGATGAATGTCTCTTTCGAGTTTGACACCTTTGTATAGAACTGCTTATAATTCATTACTCGGTTTCTTCTTCCTCGGCAGGAATTTCTTCTACTTCCTGCGTTTCGACTTCATCAGTTTCTGGAACCATGTCCTCAACTGAATCTTGGTCAATCTCCCCATCAGCAGGTGCAGTATTAAAAAGGTTTTTCGCCACTTCAATACGCTTAGCATCAATAGCATCACTGACTTTATTAGCCATAATAGCATCGAATGCATCCTCTGCTGCCGAATAGTTTGCGTCAGCAATTGCTGAAATTAAATCTTGTGTACTCATTGTTCATCATCTCCAGTTTCTTGTCCAGACCCATCACCTGCATCATCGCCATATCCTGCATTGGACAAAGCACTTTGCTGGGCAATTTGTTTATGAGCAGCGAGAGTTCCATCTCTCTCAGCATTATCAAAATGATCCTGCTCTTCTTGTCCAATCTGTGCATCGATTTCTTCAATAGTATCATCAGATTGTCTAAGAATATTTTTCCGTGCCCACTCAACAGAGTAAAACTTACCAAGATAAGGTTCAATCTGACTGAGCATATTCAATCTTTGCTGAAGGATTTCGTTTTCCTTCAATTCAGTATAGTAGTTGTCACGCTTAAAGTCATAACGAATAAATGATCTTAATTCATCCCACTCTTCAGCTTTCATAATACCTTTTGATATAACTTGAATACGTAAAGCATCCGTAAAGATATTAGAGAAAGTGCGACGAATACGACCAATAAACTTACTAAATTTTACTTCGTCTCGACTAATTTCAGTAGCACGACCCAAACCAAAAGATTGATCGGGATTCATGCGAGACATTGGAACATTCAGAGACTGATAAAGTTTTCTCTGGAAATATTCAATGTC